GACGCTCTTCCGATCTATCCAGCGTATATGTCGCCGAAAAACGGCCAAGAAAACCCAAAGCCGCACCAAAAGAGCCTGAAGGAGACCGACCGTTCGAGATCGAGCCGCGGTTCGAGACGCCGATACTGGGGAGCGAGAGCTACGGCCCTCAGGTCGCCGACTGGGCGCGAAAGTTCCTCCAGGTGGAGCTCATGCCATGGCAGGTCCGCGCCTTGTCCGGTCAGCTCGCGCATGATGGCGGGAAACTGTCCTCCCGCCTGAGTTTGGTTTCGGTCGCCCGCCAGAACGGAAAGAGCGTCGCCCTGAAAGCCCTCGTCGGATGGTGGCTAACCGTGATGCCTGTTCTCCGTGGGGAACCTCAGGTCGTGATTACGACGGCACACGCCCTCGACCTTGCTACCGCCCTGTTCCAAGAACTCGCCCCGGTGTTGGAGACACACTTCGGAGCAGAAGCGAAATGGTCCTACGGCCGTTCGGAGCTGATGCTCCCTGACGGTTCGCATTGGCTCGTCCGAGCCGCTACGCCATCCGCAGGCCACGGTCGTAGCCCGTCGCTCGTCGTGGCAGACGAGCTGTGGAACATCGCCCCCGAAGTGATCGAGCAGGGACTCATCCCTGCCCAACGCGCGAAACGTTCGCCGCTCTGCTCCATGTGGTCCACAGCAGGGACCGAAGCGTCGGAGGCCATGTCGAGGTTTCGGGAGCAAGGCATCCAGCAGATCGACGCTGGTAGCGCCGGAGGCTTGTATTTCGCCGAGTGGTCCCCGGCCGAGGGAGCGAACCTCACCGACCCCGCAACATGGGCCGCGGCGAACCCGGCGCTCGGACACACCCTCGACATTGAGACCCTGATCGCCGAATCGAAGACCCCGAACCAGTCGGCGTTCAAAAGAGCGTCGCTCAACCTTTGGGTCTCCTCCGATCGTGCATGGCTCGACGCCCAAACATGGGCAGATGCTTACGAACCGACCGCCACGAACCCGCCGACCGTGGTCGCTCTCGACTCATCCAGGAGCGGCGACCGTTACGTCGCTGTCCTCGCCCGCCCGCTCCCTGGAGGAGAACCGTCCCGACCTCGCGTCCGGCTGGAGCTCGCGTTCGCTGTCCAATCAGAGCTCGACGCATGGGCACGCATCGATGAGCTCGTCGGCCCCAACGTTCAGGTCGCACTCACCCCCGGTCTCTACAACCGCTCGCCCGCCCGCCTCGAACGTCTCCGCGTGCAGGTCGGCGAGCAAGAGATCCGGCAATGGACCTCGATAGTCGGCGGACTCATCACCGACCGGCGCGTCTGCCACGACGGCGGCGTCCTGCTCACCGAACACTTCTGTAGAGCTGTTGCCGTCACCTCCGGTTCCGGTATCACGGTTTCGTCGCAACGCTCGCCTGGTCCGATCGAGATCGCCCGTTGCGGGATTTGGGCGGCGGCGCTCGCGACAAAACCTCAACGTTCGGGTCGAGCAGCTGTGGTTTTGGCGCGACCTCGCTGATTTCTATATCTCGATACACGCCTCAACTAGCGAGGTTTGGTTCGGCAGGATTCGTCGTATGGGAATCTTCCCGCGTCGCAAGGCGCAGACGATCGAGGCGACCACGGGGAACAGCACGGCCACCGTTGGAACCTCCCTAAGCTCGATCTCGACTGCCTTAGTCGGGACCAGTCGAGATCGAGCGATGGAGATCCCGACCGTTTCACGCTGTCGTGACATTCTCTGCTCGCTCGTCGGTTCGCTCCCGATCCGCGCGTACAACCAACTGTGGAACGGCAACGACCTCGAAGACGTCCCCGTCCCGCCCGAGCCGTGGATGAACCGGCCGGACCCGCGAGTCTCCCGTGCATGGTTGCTCTCCTGGACAGTTGACGATCTCCTGTTCTACGGCCGTGCCTACTGGCATGTCGAGTCGCGCTACGCAAACGGTTTCCCCGCATCGTTCCGCCGACTGCCGGCCGTCTGGTGCTCGCTCGTCGCGCCGCTGTTCAACGGGAACGCACCCGTCACAGACATTACGGCGTTCTATTTCAACGGGAACGAAATCCCGCTCTCCGACGTCGTGATCTTCTACTCGCCGACCGCTCCCGTCATCACTACCGGCTTTCAAGCGATCGAGACCGCACGCCGCCTTGAACGATCGGCGCAACGGTTCGCCTCAACCCCGATGGCGCAAGGCTGGCTTCAAGCAAAAGGCGGCGAGCAGCTCTCCGCCGACGAGCTCGCCGACCTCGCGTCCGCATGGTCCGAAGCACGCGACGCAAACGCCATCGCTGCCCTGAACGATTTCGTCGTCTGGAACGAGAGCTCGTACGACCCCGCACGATTGCAGCAAAACGAGTCCAGGAACTACTCCGCTCTCGATCTGTCGCGCGTCATGAACTGCCCGCCGTACTTGGTCGGCGCACCCGCCGGAACGTCGATGGTCTACCAAAACGCCCAGCAGGCCATGTCCGACGCCGTCGTATTCGGAGCCCTCCCGTTCATCACCTGCATCGAGGAAACCCTCTCCAACGATCAGGTGACGCCCCGAGGTCGAGCCGTCCGCCTAGATCGAGCTGCTTGGCTCGCTCCGACTCCCGGCCCTGTCCAACCGATGCAGTCGTCGAGCGTCCCGAGCAGCTCACAACCCTCCACGACTGGAGCATGATGAAACTCACCTTCTCCCGTCCGCTCACGTTCGCCTCCATCGGCGAGGAGAACGGACCCGCCCGCACGATCGGCGGACTCGCTGTCCCGTGGAACGTGATCGCGAACGCCTCGACCGGCCCGGTCAAGTTCCTCCCCGGTTCGCTCCCGACCGACGGCCCCAACCCGAAGCTTCTCCGCGACCACGACCTCACCAGCCCTATCGGTCTCGTCAACAAGCGAGAGAACACCGCCGACGGGATGCGGTTCGAGGCACGCATCTCCGAAACCGAGGACGGCGACGACGCCCTCGTCCTCGCCGCAGACGGCGTCCTCGACATGGTTTCCGTCGGCGTCGAACCGACGGACTACTCCTGGGAGAACGGCGTCCTCGTCGTGAAAGCAGGAGTCTGGAACGAGCTTTCGCTCCTTCCGTTCGGAGCCTTCACCGAGGCACGCATCGACCACGTTGCTCTCTCCGGAGCAGAAGCGTCGATGTACACCCAGGAACCCGATCCCAACGAACCCAACCCCACCACCGGCACCGCCGACAACGAAACCACAGAAACTCCCGAGGAGGAGATCATGGAAGAAGTGAACGCAAGCGCAGAGCTCGCAACGATCCCCACGGCCCCGATCCGCATCGCCGCCGCCGCCCCCCGCCCGGTTTCCGCGGCGAAGTACATCACGGAGATTCTTCGCGACGGTCGCCCGTCGGCGCAGTCCCTCGCGTACATCGAGGCCGCAGGTGAGGTCCCGTCCGACATCCCCGGCCTCATCCCCGAGCTCCTCGTCCGCCCGGTCTACGACGCCCTCTCCGGCTACCGACCGTTCGTCACCGCTCTGGGCACCTACGCAATGCCCGGTGGCTCCGAAACGTTCTACCGTCGCTACGTCTCGCAGCACGTTGAGGTCGACGTTCAGAACAACCCGCTCGACACGCTCGCCTCGCAGGCATACCAAGTCGAGCGTCTCCAGGTCGACAAGAAGTGGTTCGGCGGTTACGTCAGCGTCTCCGAGCAGGCGCAGGCATACAGCGACGAAGCACTCCTCGGCCTCATCCTCACCGACCTCGCCAGAATCTACGGACGTCGCACCGAAACGTACGCAGTCCAAACCCTCGCAGGAGCTCAGGGCGCTACCACGCAGATCACCGACTGGTCGGACGGCGACGAAGTCGTTGAGAAACTGTTCCTCGCTGCCGCCCAGATCAAGGGAAACACATTTCGTATGCCGACCCATCTGGTCGTCTCGACAGAAGTCTGGGCCAAGCTCGGCGCAGCGAAGGACTCTGGCGGGAACCGCGTGTTCCCATTCGTCGGCCCGTTCAACGCTTCCGGTCAGATCGGCGGCGTTACGAACATCAACGGCAACCCGCTCGGCCTCAACCTGGTGGTCTCCGCTGACCTGCCTTACGAGATCGATATGGCAGGGAATACCACCGACGCCGTCATCCTCAACAACGAGGCCGTCGAGCTGTTCGAGGACCAGCGCGGGGCGCTGTCACTCATCAACCCGAGCAACTTGTCCACCACCCTCGCGTTCCGAGGCATGTTCGCAGCAGCGATCATCGACAACGATCGCGCACTCCGCTTCCAGCACGTCGCCTGAGCCTTAGTCCGAGAGCTGGAGCCGACCGACAATGTCCCCCAAACTGCTTACCGCCTACCAGGTGGCTAGCAATGTCGCGACGCTCCAGCTCTCGGACACCCGAGGACTCCGAAACCTGTTCCCGATCACGATCGAAGGGACAGGCGTCACCGGCCTCGACGGCCCGAACGCCATCACCAGCGTCGACCACGACCTCGCACAGATCACCATCGGATGGGTAACCGCTGACGTCACCCTTACCGACACGCTTGGGCAGGTCGCTGTCCCGGTCTCCTGGATCGTCGACGACGACGTCACCGTCTTTCTCGGGTTCACGCCAGACGGCGACGACGCGAGCTGGCTCACCGACTGCACCGACTCAGCGAACGACTGGTGCTACGACCGCCGCCAGCAGGCTGGTTACCTCGACCTCCCGCAGCTCGTCCCCAACGGGCGAGTGTTCCAAGGCACCGTCCTACGAGCCGCGATGCTCTACCGCGAACGCGGCTCGATTGACTCGTTCCAGACATGGGACTCGATGCAGCAGACCGGCGGACCGACCGGCTCGATCGGACAAGTCCTGTCGCTCCTCGGCGTCGGTAGGGCGGCGTTCGGATGAGCCTCCTCGCCGACGCCTACTCGAACCTAGTCACGCTCCTGGAGGACGCTGGCGTTCCGGTAACTACCGACCCTCGGAACGTTGCCCCGCCGTGCACCGTCCTGGAACCGCCCACGGTCGTATTCGCAACCGCTGACGTTGCCGAGCTCCGCTTCCAGATCGTGATCTGCCAAGCCCCACCCGGCAACGCGAACACGATCACTCAGCTCCTCGACACCGCGGACCTGATCCTCCAAGCAATCCCGACCGACTCGGCCGCTCCCGGCTCGGTCCGTTACGGCGGACAGGAACTGTCCGCCTACCTGTTCACCACCACCATGACATTCCAGAGGAGCTCCTAGATGGCACTCAACATCCTTACCGGACGCTCGGTCACGATCACCATCGCGACTGTCGCCTACACCGCTCAGGTCAAGAAGGCCGAGCTCGTCCCCAATCAGCAGGTCGACCAGTTCGTGAGCCTGTCCGCGACGGCTGCCAAGTCCCAGCCTGTCACCTGGCAGCTAAACATTGAAGGCTGGCAGGAATGGACGACTTCCACGGGATTCTCCCGTGCAATGAACACGGCCGCCGCCACCGGAACCTCGGTCGCGTTCTCGCTCGTCGCCGGAACCACCGGCAACACCGTCACCGCCGCAGGGAACATCGTGCCGATGTTCGTCTCCGTCGGCGGATCGGCCAACGAGGCGCTCGCCAACTCGATCACGTTCCAGGTTGACGGCGCGGTCACGTTCACCTGATCCACAACGAAAGGAGGAGCTCGCCGTGCAGCTCCGCATCCGATACGAAACCAAAGACGCAAACCGAGAGGTAATCACCACACCGTTCGCGATCATCGCCTGGGAACGCCAATACAAGCGTTCCATCGGCGACGGCAACGGCCTCTCGATGGAAGACCTCGCCTTTCTCTGTTGGGAAGCTGTGAAGGCGAGCGGAGAGGTAGTCCCGCCGTTCGATCATTGGGCGGCGGGGCTCCGATCCATCAACCTCGAAAGCGGGGACGAATCCCGCCCTACGAGTCCGGAACCGTCGGCAGGCTGATCGCCGAGGTTTCGGTAGCGACAGGCATCGCGCCGCACCATTTGTGGCACGACGCCGAAATGCTCGCCACCCTGATCGATGTACTGAAAGAGAGAAACAAGTGAGCCTCGTAGGACTCCAAGCATCGGAGGTCGTCGGTATCCAGTCCGCTCTCCGACGCATCGGGTCCGTCGATCGAGGACTCCGTACGCAGCTCTCCCGCAAGTTCCGTCAGTCCGGCGAACCGCTCCGGCAGTCCGCTCTCGCGTTCGTCCCGTCGTCGGCTCCCATGTCCGGCTGGAAAACCGGCCGCTACAAATGGGACGGCGCACGGCAGGGAGTCCGGATCAAGTTCTCGACCAAAACCGACCGCTCCGGTTCGATTCGGCTCCTCACCCTCCAGCAGAAGAACGCCGCTGGAGCGATCTACGACATCGCAGGTCGAGCATCGGCAGGGAACACCCCGCAGGGACAGAACATGATCCGAGTCCTAAACGAGCGCTACGGCGCGGCGTCCCGGTCCATGTGGAAAGGCGCAGAAGCGGCGCTCCCCGAGATCGAGCAGCTCGTCTCCGACGCCGTAGATGAGCTCGCCGCCACCGTCGAAAGGCTCGGTCTCTGATGGCAGCAGTATCCGTCCCGATCGTCGCAGAGTTCGATGGTTCGGCCCTCAAACGCGCTCAGACCGAGTTCCAAGCGTTCGGGAACACGATGCAGCGGGCGCTATCTACCGCCGCCAAGGACGCCCGCAAAGGACTGTCCGACGTCGAGCTCGGCCTGAACTCGGACGCCACCGCCGCCCAACGTCTCGCCGCTCAGCTCCAGCGAACCTCGGCCCAGATGGCCTCCACGTTCACCCAGACCACGCAGGCCGCCGAATCGCTTGGGCAGGCGCTCGGTCCGGAGCTCGCCGCGAAGCTCGGCTCGAACGGCCTGAACCGTCTCGTCGCCCAGCTCCAGACCGCCGGTCTCACCCTGGAACAGATCACGACCGAAGCCGAGGTCCTCGCTCAAGGCATCCAGTCGGTCGATGAGACGTCGCTACAGACCCTCGTCGGCGAAGCAGAGTCCACTACGCAAGCGTTTGAGCAGGTCTCCCAATCGGTCGACAAAAGCAACCGAGTCGTCGGAAGGTTCGCTGGAGCTGCATCCCGAAACCTCCTGATGCTCGGCGGATCGTTCGGTCCGCTCAACATGGCAATAGGTCAGTTCGCGATGTTCGCAACCCGAGGCGACCTGACGCTCTCCGGTTTTGCGTCCTCGATCGGACCGATCGTTGCGATCGGCGCAGCTCTCCAGGTCGCCACCTCGGCAATCAAAGCCCATAAAGCCGAGGTAAAGCTCAACACCGAATACCAGAAGGATTTCACGAAATCCATCCTTGCTGGAAAGGACGCTCTCGACGTTCTCGCCGACGGCGTCAGGAGCACGGGTGAACTCAAAGGATTCGATCCGAGCAAGGGACTGTTCGGCGGGGTCACGAACCTCATCCCCACTCTCGACACGCTCGGTATCAAGTACCGAGACGTCAAGGACGCCATCGAAGGCGGCATTCCCGATATTCACAAATGGGCAGACGCAGCACGCGCCGCTATTCCCATGGATGCGCTGAAGGGAACGTTCACCAAAGAACAAAAGGAACAGATCGACCGGATTACCGCCGCCGAGCGTTTCCTGGTCAGCACCTCAAAGGATCTGGACAAGGCACAGACTGGAGCGGCGCAAACGATGCGTTTCTTTGCGACTCCAGGCATGGAAGCCACTACGGCCCTCGACGGTTTCGCGAACGTTGCACGCGCCGCAGCGAACGACGTAAACACGTTCAGCAACGCAGGCACGGTCGGCTCAAACATCATGACGGCGTTCACCAGCAACGTTGGAGACGCCGCCAAGATCGCCGGCGATTTCGCCGCCAAAACCGCTGCTGCCGACCTCGCCCTCCGCGAGTTCTCGAAGACCCTGCACGGGATGACCGATCCGCAGTTCAAAGCGACCGAGCTCCAGATCCGAGCGAAGCAGGCACTCGTCGAGTACGAGAAAGCGCAATCGATCGCGAACAAGTCGCATAAGAGCAGCGACCTCGATAACGCCACGCTCTCCTGGCAGTCATACGTCAGCACGCTGGAGGACGCCGCCGGAGCAGTTTCCGACGTCAACGGCAAACTCGCAGGCCAACAAACGTTGCTCTCGGCCGCAGGCAACAAGAAACTCTCCCCCGGCCAGTCTGCGCTCCTAACCAACCTCGCCGGAGTCGCCGGTTCACCGCTGCCGACAGGGAGCCGATTCGGTCAGTCCGGCGGCCTTGGGATGATCTCCCCGAACCTTGCAGGTGTACGCCCGTCCTCGATCTCGGCCGCGACGCAAACCACAAACAACCTCACCTCGATCGACAACCGCTCGAACATCTCCTACTCGATCACCGT